TCAGGTCTTGAAGGAGTCGTTGGGTTTGCCGTCGTCGGCGAGGTCGCCCATGCGATTCACGGCGTCTTTGAGAAAGGATGAGACGGCGAAGACCGTGAGGCCAATGGGCGTGCCGGAGAAGGGGCCGGCTACGGTGAGGACAAGACCGGCGGTCTTACCGAGGAAGGACAGGATGCGGATGGTTTTGGCGTTCATACGCAGGATGACCGGTGTCAACGGTGCCCCGCCCTAATCGCCGGACGGCGGGCGGTGGCGGTTGAGGTATTCGCGGCGGATGCGGAGGCAGAGATATACCAGGGTCGCGATGCCGACCATGAGGCCAACGAAGGCGTTGAGGCGTTCGAGGGTGACGATGGCGAAAATGCCGAGGCCGCCCCGGTAGGGCACGGGGTCGCGGAGGACGGATAGGATCGTAGAAATCATCGGAGGGAGGATTACGGCTGAGACTTGAAACCGGAGGGATGGGCACGAAAACGGGCGGCGGTCACATGTGACCGGCCGCCCGTGGTTGGCTGTGCGAGGTGGCGGCGGAGCTTACGAGGCGGTGACCTTGCGGGCACACACGGAGGACGTGACGCGGATGTCTTCCGACCAATCGACCGCGAGGATGTCGGAGCGGGCGGAGTCGTCGCGGTAGGTGCGGACGACGTCCACGCCGCCACGGCGCAGGCGGAAGGTTTTCATGAAGCTCGGATCGTAGAGCGTGGGGCTGGCGTTGGCGTGGAAGACGACGAGCTGTTGACCGACGATGTTCACGTTGGCCTTGGCCGCGCCGAGCTTGGCGGTGTCTTTCGCGAGGATGCCGACGCGGACGTCGATGCTCGGGTTGAGGAGCAGCGAACCGAACTGGGCCATGCTGACGCCAACGGAGGCCGCGCCGGGGAAACGGGCGATGACCTTGGCGTTGTTGCGGAGCTTGTTCCAGAGGGGCAGGCCGATGACGAGGCGGTTGGGCATGCGGCCGGTGTCGGTGGCTAGCGCCTCGATCTGCTCGTCGATCTTCGCGATGGGGTCGTCGCTCGCGAGGGTGATGTTGGTCGCGGCGGCGAGCGCGGTGAGCGCGGCAAAGACCTTGGCCTCGTGCGAGGTGACGGCGGACGAAACGAGGGTCTGCGTTTTGGCCTCCTCCAGGCGGAGCGGATCGTTCTGGCCGGCCTCGTCGCGCTCGTGGTCGTCGATGGCGATTTCGAGGGCCTGAGGGAGACAGTTGTAAGTCGGATCGCTGGCGGCGAACTCAAGGCGCTTGGCGGGGCCGCCGACGGCGCGGGAGGTGTCGATGACTTGGAACGTGTTCTTGTCGTCGAAGCTCTTGTATTGGCCGGTGGCGGCGGGAACAACCACCTCGGGCGCGAGGAAGTTGGCGAGCGTGGCGGAGATGTCCTGAGCGAGGCCGCGCGCGTAGTTGGTGAGAGTGACGTTGTATTTCGTGGAAGACATGGGCGTGTGAGCTGAGGGCTAAAGGGCGGGCGGCTTAGGTGAGGGATTGCGGGGCGATGAGGACGGCCTCGATGAGTTCATCGATGGCTCCGGTTTCGAGGGCCTGCGCAACGAGAGTGCGCGAGCCCGTGCCAGCGTCTGGGATGACGCGACCATCGGCGGTGAGCTGAAGGTAGGTGCCGGGAGCGGTGACGGCGGCGGCGAGCTTCACGCGGACGGTGCCGGCGAGGCCGCCCGCGCCGATGGCGACGGTGACGCGATCACCGGATTTGCCGTCGGTGAGAAGAATGCCGAGGGGCTTGACGGGGAGAAGCGTAACGAGGGCGACTTTGCCGAGGAAAAGAACGACAAAGCGGCCGACGAAACCGGTGAGATCGGCGCTGGCCTCGAAAGGCAGAATGGCGTTGGTGCGAGCGAGAGAGGTCTTCATGGGAAGGATGCGGGAGGGCGGTTAGCGGAAGAGTTCGGGAGCCTCGGCTTTCGCCTTGGCGTAGATGGTCTGGAAATCCGCGCTCGGGTGGGCGGCGCGGACGGCGGCGAGCTTTTGCTCCTGCCGCGTGATGAGGTTCGCGGGATTGGCGGCGTCCTCGTGGCCGGGGGTGAGGCGGGCGAGCACTGGGTTGATCGTGAGGGCGTCGAGCGCCTTCACGGCCTTGGCCTCGTCGCGGAGGAGCGCATCGACCCAGAAGCCGCGCGCGTCGGTGTCCTTGGCGGGGAGGCGACCGGCGCGGACGGCGGCATCAACGAGCGACTCGGCGCGTTGGCGGGCCTGCGTCGCGAGAGTCGATTTGAGGTCGGTGATTTCGGATTTGAGCGAACCGACGGAGCGCGAGACCTGCGTGACGAGGTCGGCCTCCTCGGTGGCGGACGCCTCGACTAGCGAGAGCGAGCGAAGGGTGGAGATGAGAGTTTGCATGGGCATCGGCTCGGTCGCGGTGTCAACGGGAGCGGCGGCGAAGAGCGGGGCGATGCGCTTGAAGGCGGCACGATTGACGAGGCCGCCCATGTTGATCTCGGAGCCGGTGACGTGGCCGGATGCGTCGAGGTGGAAGGTCGGCGAGAAGCGGCGGAAGGTGCGGCCTTCGACGGCGCGTTTACCCGCGTCCGACCATTCGATACGGGCGCGCACTCCGCCGGCCTGCAGATCGTCACCGGCCCAGTAGAACTCGGTCGGCCAGGCGGAGGCCTCGCGGTCTTCGTGGTTGAAATCGAAGAAGGGCCGATCTTCGCGGCCTTCGGCGGCGGCGGTCATCTTGGCCGCGAGGAAGGATTGAAGCACGGCGGCGGTCGCGGCGCTCACGGCGACCTCGACCGACACGGGCTTGCCGCCTTGAGAGGCCCGAATGCGATGCCGACCGGGCGGCATGTATTGGATGTCGGCGGGGAGCGTGGAGCCCTCGGCGAGGGCGTTTGAAAAGGCGGCGTGAAGCGGCTGGGTCATGCCGCTGCCGCCGTGTCAATCCGGCGATTGGTAGCCGGTCTTGGGCACGCGGGTCAAAACGCTGCGGCAGTTGTAGTGCGCGGGTGGCGGCGAAAACCAACCGTCACCCCAACGGCGACCGTGGCGGCCTTGGCAAAGGGGCGTGGTGCGGTTGTCGAGGGTCGCATCCCAAACGAGGTATTCGTCGGCGGCGATGGCCTCGGCGACTTGCTGAGGGAAATCGGCCTGGGCGGCGGCTTGGCGGGCGGCAAGTTCGGCGCTGCTTTCCGATGTGGCGTCGATTGGCACGCCACAACCGCACGCGCACGCCTTAGCGTCGGCGGGGGCTGGTTTCTGTTCCGTCGGCACGGCCTGCGTGACGGGTTTGGCCGGCGTGAAAAGCGCCTCGCCTGCGTCGGGCGTCGGCACCTTATGCCGTTCGTAAAGGTATTGGAGCGACACCGGCAGACCCATTTCGACGAACAGGGTTTTGTCGCGGGCGGCCATGTCTTGCTCGCGACCGGGTCGCGAAATCTCGACTTCAACGAAGGGGATTTCCTCGGCGCTGCCCCAGTTGAGCGCGATCAACTGGGGGATGAGTTGGTCGTTGAGGACGGCGACGATGAACTCGGCGTAGGTCTCGAAGAGATCCAACTCGACCTCGCGATGAACCTCGCTGGCGGCGCGGCTTCCCTGGCCGTTATGCTCAACGGAGAGGTTCTGACCGAGAAGCATGATGTCGCACGCGCGGTCGGCGATGCCCATGAGGCGTTCGCTCGGATCGTTCGGGCCGGACACGCCGGGCGTGGTGCCTTGCAGGATTTGCAGATTCGTTCCCTGCGGAAACGCGCCCCATGACGCGGTGCCCATGTTGCGGAGCGCGGCGGTGATGGCGTCGATTTCGGCTTGGGTGGCGGTGGTCGGGTAGTTGGCCCAACGCAAGGGCGTGCCGAAGAGTTCGGCCTTTTGAACAAGCCATTCCCAACCGAGCATGTGACCGAGCCAGAGCGGAGCGAGGGCGCGGAGCTGGGCGGCCTCGCCGAGCGCGCCGGACTTGGACTGGAAAACGCCGGTCAAGAATTTGCCTGGGTGTTTGGCAAAGGGCGTGAGCGCGGAGAGCGCGGCGGGATCGAGACGGAGCGCCAGGGTGCCGTCGGTGTTGATGCCGAGGTAACGCGACGGCACGCGGCGGAAGCCGACCGGGACGACGAAACCCGTGGTGTCGGTCGTCCAGTCGATCTCGACGACGGACAGGCCCCGCGCAACCGCGTCCATGAGTTCATAAACGGCAGAGCCGAGCGGGGCGCGCGTGGTGTCCACGTAGCCGCGTTGGAGGTGGAGCGCGGACTCTACGAAGGCGGCTTTCTCCTGCGCGGACGCGGATGGCTTTCCGTTCTTCGGAGTGAAGGGCTGCACGTTGAGAGGCAGCTTGCGGATGGCGTTCTTGATCTTCTGGAGATTGGCGCGGAGGCGCGGCCAAGTGTCCTCCATCAGGTTGAAAAGATCGCTCTGCGCGGCGAGGTCGCCACGGGCGCCGGCGTCGAGCAGCGCGCCGACCGTGTCGGGCGACAGCGAGCGGCCGAAAAGCTGCGGCTCGTAGTCGCGATTAGACGGACGGATGACAGGGGCGGCGAGTTTTTGAGGAGTCGGTGAATCAGACATGCTCGGGGTTCCGTGTCATCGCGCCCACGCGCCGCGGTAGCGGGTGAGCGCGGGGCGATGGCGGGCATTGAGGCCGGTCGGAACGCGCTCGGCGGCGAACGCTCCGCACCCGGCGGACGGGTTGCGCTGGGCGGCGTGGATCGCGAGAGCGAGCGCGGTGGAGCGGTCTGCATGACCGTCGGCGGTGCGGGCGGCGGCGTAGCGGATGGTGCCGCCGGGACTGACGATGCGCTGCATACTGCCGAGGTCGTCACGGATGACGGCGGCGGCGGGCAGCGCGACGCCTCGGGCCTGCATGGCCTTCTTCAAACGCTCGAACAGCTCGCGCTTGCGGTCACCGGTGAAGGTGACGCCCTCGAAGCGGGTTTCGTCGAGGGCGGCGGCGAGGTGTTCGCTTACCGGGCCGCCTATGCCGGTCGCGTCGATGGCGGTGAAGGCTGCGGCCATGACGCGCGGCGCGAGAATGGCCTCTTGCTGCGGGAATGGCACGCGGTCGAGGACAAGCACCTCGCGGGTGACGAGGTTGCCGCCGTGGACACGCTCAAGCGTCCAGGCGACGGTGAGGTCGCGTTTGCGGCCAACGTCGATGCCGACGAACAAGGCCGGACGCGGACGGAGCATGGTTGAGAATAGCTCGCCCGGCGGATCGAGCGTGGCGTCTTCGCTTTCACAGCCCTTGACCAGTTCGGCCCCGAACACCTGGGACGAGTGCTCCATGAACTGACACTCGAACTCCTGCGCCCAGCCGTCGGGGTCGGCGAGGTTGGCGCGTAGTTCGTCGATGTTGAGCGCGAGACCTTGGGTGACTGCGTCGTAAACGCTGGTTTTGTGGCGCGAGAACGCAGGGGCGTGTTCCCAGAGGTCGAAATACTTGTTGTTGCGACCGGCGGGGGTGGAGATGACGCGGAGTTTGAGCGCACCGCGCAGCGGGTTGGAGATGATCGGATAAACCGCGCGCCAGATTTCCTCGGGGTTCTCGTGGAACGCGAATTCATCGAGGACGAGGTTGGCGGAGTAGCCGCGCGCGGTGGACGGATTGGCGGGAAGTGCGAGCACGCGCGCACCGTTGGGAAATCGAAGTTGGGATTTCTGGATCTCGGGGCGGTATTCGCGGCCCGACGAGTAGCTCACGGCGTCGCAAAAGATCGACGCGGCGCGGTTCACCTTGTCCATGAACTCCAAGGCCTGCCGCTCTCCCGCGCTCAAGATCACCCAGTCACCGCCCGTCTCGATGGCGTCGGCAACAACCTCGAAGGAGGCGGCGAGCGAGCCGCCGATCTGGCGGGACTTGAGCCAGATTTTGAAGCGCGCGGCGTCTTGCACCCACGCCCGTTGGTAGGGCAAGAGCAGGTCGAGTGGAGTGACCGCGAGGCGGCGCTCGGGAGTGCCGGATTTCTTGCGGGCGGCACTCATGGCGCGGGCGGCGTGGTCGTGGCCGGTGCCGGGGCTTCCGTCGCGCCGAGACGCGAACGCCACTCGCGCATGATGTCTTTTTCCTTCTCGGGCGTGATGTTGACTTGGGTGGCGACGACGGTGGTGGGCTGGTCGCGGTAAAGCTCGGGCTTGTGGGCCTTGAGGAAGAAAATCAGGCACGCGTCGGAGTAGCGGCGGCGCTCGCCGCACATCTGGCCTTTCGCGTCGAAAACGGGCTCCGTCCAGCCGTCGATGCCTCGGCGCTTCAACTCCTGCTCGGCCTCCTCGATTCGCGACGCGTTCCGCACGCGGTCGCGTTCGAGCTGGGCGGCTTGGAGCAACGGCACGAGGTCGGGCTGACGCTGCAAGTGCCGGTAAAACGTGGATTGGTCGATGCCCTGCGTCTCGATGGCGTTCAGGGACGGCGCGCCGTCACGTATCGCCGTGAGGACGCGGTCGAACAGGGCGCGGCTGAACTTGGAGCTGCGCCCGACCTTGTCGGCTTTCGGGACGGCGATGGGCATCGCCGGGGGAAGGCTGTCAACACGCGCGCGGGCGGATTTGGCGATGGCTTAAAACGCGCGTGAACGGTGCGGGTTGCAGCGACGGGCGTTAGCCCGCCGCAACGAGTGGGCGGCATCCTTGCCGCCGCCGAGGCGCAGGAGGGCCGACGCGCGGCTCGGCGCGCCCGGCCCGACGGAGGCGGAGCCCGTCGCCCGCTGGTTCTGCGCGGAGCGCGCGGGTGACAGGGCGAAGCGGCGCGCCAGAGGCGCGCAAGCCCGCCGGTCGGCCAGCGAAGCTAGGCCGACAGGGACGGGCGGGGCCACCGCCCTGCTTGGGTGGCGGGGGGAAGCTCCCCAGTGAACGAGCGAAGCGAGAGAACGATGGGGGCGCGTGGCGACGGCAGAACCGACGATGGCTTGTGAGCGAGGTGGCATCGGGGACAAGGCACCGAAAACGGACGGCCAGGGCGGGCGCGGGGGAACCTATTCATTGCGCGAAGCGCCGCTAGAATCTTCGTTGAGGCGCGGCGAAGCCGCAGTGGAATTGGTTCGCGCGCGCGGACTGGTGACGCCCGAAGCTCGCTGCCGGCCCGAGCGCACTACTCCACCTTATGTCAAAAATGCCTCCGGGCGGGTGCCCTGACAGGGTGCCGGACTCGCTCCGAAGGAGGGCATATTGGGCATAAGGTAAGTAGTGCGCGCAGGGGAAAGCAGGTCGCCTGACGGTGGCGCGGGACGAGGAGGGTTGGCCGACAAGACTCGGACGATGGACGCGGGACACGACGTCGGACGTGAACGAAGGAACGCCGTCGCAGTGCCAGCGCCTCGCCGTGACGAAGGCCAACCCGTATCGCCAGCGACGCGGGCGGGCGACGTGCCCGGTGGCGAGCGGAGGGCTTTCGCATTACGGGCGCGCGTGGTCGTTGGGTCGTGAGTGAGCTTTGCGAACGAACCGCACTCGTTGTTCGAGCCGCGTTGTTCGCGGCGAGCATCAAGCCGACCGGCGTTTGAGGCCGGGCAGAGCGAGCTTCCGGCGCGCGTTGTGCGCGACGGGCGCGAGCGGCGGCCGGATTGCGTGTTGGCCCGGCGAGTCGGCGGCGCTCGGTGAGCACCCGCCTTGGCGGACGCGGAACCGAGTGACGGCGTCTCGACGCGCTGGCGTTGGTTCGGGGCCTTGGGCGTTGTGAGCCGGACAGTCGAGCAGTCGGTGACGGTCGGGCGACCGGAATGGAGCGGAGTGCGGACGTGGAGCCGAAGGGGCGACGGCGACGCCGGGTCGGGGATCAGCCGCGACGACCGCAGCCCCGTTCGCGAAGCGAGACGGCGCGGTTCTCGGCTCGGCGAGATCCGTGACGTCAGGGGCGGAGGGCGTTGCGGCCCCCGACTGGGCGGAGTCGGCGCACCGTAGGCGGAACGGTAGCGCGGAGCGGAATGGAGGGAGGCCGAGCGGCACCGTCTGCGGGCGAATTATCGAGGACGCGGCGACGGAGCGCGTTAGCGTGGTTCGCCGAGCGAACGCAGTGAGCGATGGCGTTGTCAGGCGGCGAGGTCGTCGTGGAGCTTCTTGAACCAGGCGAGTTCGTTGCGGAGGAGGCGGCGGGCTTCGGGCGTCCACTTGGCGAGGGGCTTGTCTTCTGTGCGGCGGTGGAACCAGCGGCGGAATTGATCAAGCCCCCGCGTGAAGGTGACGACGGGGGCGTTGGCGTCGGGGGTGTCGTTGTCGCGAGGGGGTTCTTCGGGAAGAACCCCCGTGGCGAGGTAGGCTTGGCGGAGGGAGGCGGCGTCGGTGAGATCGGTCACTTGTGACCGTTTCGAGAGACGCATGTAGCGGCGGGCGGTCTCGGCGGAGATGTCGGGGCAATGGGTGGCGAGCCAATCGAGCCAAGTGCCGTGGGGGACGCTGGCCTTCTGGCGGGTGAGGAGGTCGCCGCACTGAACGGCGGCGGTGATGGCGGAGCGGGCCTCGTTGGTTGCGGAGTCGGCGGCGGTGCGGGCGGTGGCAAAGGCGGCGTTGATCGAGGCGGAGAGGTCGATGCTCAACATAGCCCCCTGGGTGTCGGGAGCGGTGGTGTCGGGCGGGAGGACTTCGAGAGGGGCGACGAGCTTAGGTTTGGGCTTGGTCATGGTGTTGGGCGAGGGATGTCAATCGGGCTTGGCGGTAGGCGTGGCGGGCGCGTTTCGAACGCATCCCCCGCGAGGGCGGGAGGCCGAAGGTCTCCGACCACGCAACGACGAGTTTGGAGAAGGCGGCGCGGGTGACGCGGTGACGCTTGGCGAGGGCGGTCTCGCTGAGACCTTCGACGTCCATGAGGCCGGAGGCAAAACAGGCGGCGTCGAAAGCGAGGAGCGGGTTCGGGTGGGAACGGATGCGGGCACAGAACGAGGCGAGCACATCGGCGGCGGTCGTGGTGTCGGTGGGTGTGGCGGGCGAGACGGGGGCGGGCTCGTCGGCCAACTCGGCAACGTCGTCGGGCGTGGGCTCGGGCGCGGCGGTGCGGTCGAGGGTGGCGTCGTCGTGCTGGCGGGTGCAGGTGTGGCGGGTGGCGTCGGGCTCGGACAAGCCCCCCGCCGCGAGCTCGGCGCGCTCGGCGGGAGGTAGGGAGGCGACCCAATCGCGGTAGGCGGTGGAGTAAGCCGAATCGCGCTCGGCCTGGCGGTCGGCGTAGGTCATGGCGACACCTCCGGTGTGGGCGATGGGCTCGGGGCGATGGGCGAAGTGTCGGGCGGCGCGACGTGGTCGGACTCGCGGATGAGGGCGAGCCAGTCCTCGGCGCGCATGGTGACGAGCCAGCCGGAGCGGTTGCGGGTGTGGGCGACGACAGGGATCTTCTTATCCCCGGCGTCGGTGATGGACTGGGCCATCGCGCGCCAGATGTTCAGCGCCTCGACGGCCTTCACCTCGAAGTGAATCCCCGGCAACTCGGGACAGGCGACGTCGGGCGAGTCCGCGCCGCCGGAATACTGGACGCCGCGATGAGCCTTCTGGAATCCGGCATCGCGGAGCACGTCACGCCAACGGCGCTCGCCGCGCTTTCCTTTTTCGCGGGAGTTCATCGGGCACCTCCTGCGACGCGGCGCGGTTTGTCTGTCCCGTCGAAAGAAGGTGGGAGAGCGATAGCGATGCTCTCCCACTTCTTCTTTAGAAGAATAGAGCCCGGGATATGTCCCGGTCTAGATCCCGGGTGTGTGTCCCGGGTGCTAGGGGGCGGGACACAGGCGGGATACCGAGCGGGACACAGGGCGGGATACGGGAATGAAAAATCAGGCGACGACATGGTCACAGCCCCTCCACTTTTTGAGGTTAGAATCGAAGACGATGATCCCCCGGTCGCTCTTCCGCATGTAATGGAAAGCGGCGAGGGCCTTAGATGAATCCTTGCCGGCCTCGGCGAGCTTCTGGGCGATGTGGGTGACGACTTCGCAGCCATGAGGGTCGGCGCGGTCGTAGGTCACGGGCGGCATGTTGGAGAACAGGGCGCGGTGACTGCCGATGAGGTAGGAACCCCCGGCCTTCTCGTGCGCGGGCTTGTCGCGGCCCTGGATAGACTTCGGATCAGCGGCGATGCGCTCGAAGTGCTGGGCCGTCCACTGAATGACGAACTCGGGTTGCGGTGGGAGGTCGCGGAGGATGGGCGACACGGTGAACGCGTCGGGCTGCTCGTGCGGCGTCATGATGAGGAGGGCGTCGGGATCGCGACCGAAGACAGACGCCCCCGCCACGCGGTCGATGGCATCGCGGCCGGTGAGATTCCCTTTCGGGAAGTGGGCGGCGATGAGGACGGCGGCGCTGGTGTCCTGCGCGAGCTTCTCCAGCTCGTTCAAGACCTGCGCCATCTCGGTGTTCGAGTTCTCCTCCCTGTCCCCGTAGGTCTTGTAGATCGGGTCGATGATGATGAGGTCGGCCCCGACGCGCGCGGCCTGGCGGCGAAGGCGGGCGGAGAGCTGACTGATCTCGTTGTCCTTGCCGCGACGATTCCAGACGTGGAAGCGGGCGAGGTCGGAGGGCGTGAAGCCCCGGCCTGCGCAGACGAAGCGGATGCGCTTGCGGTAACTGAACCGGGCAATCTCCAAGTTGACGTAGAGGACGGCAGAGGCGCGCGTGGTGAAGCCGCACCACGGGCGACCGAGGGAGACGGAGATGGCGAGGTCGGTGAGATTCCAGGTTTTCCGGCTCTTCGACGGCCCGGCGATAATCATCTTCGCGCCGCGAAACAGGATGCCCTCAATGAGCTGCGGTGGATCCGGCTCGTCCTCGGCGCAGAACGTGGACGCGGCGACGATGTCGCGGGCGTCCTCGTGCGTGGCTTCCCAATCGGCGAACGAGGGAGAGCCGAGGTTGACGGCGAGAAGGCGTTGCACGCCCTCGCCGCGCAGGCCGCCGGGGCAACGAGAGAAGCGCGAGGGATTCTTATTGGCTTTGTCGATCTGGAAGCCGGGGAGCGAGGCCCAGACTTTCTCTCGGCGGGCGTGGTATTCCTCGCGGGTCTTGGCGTCGATGCGAACCCATGCGTGGACGGATGCACCGGCAGAGTCGATGAGGGCGGCGATGGGCAGGCCGGAGGCGCGGAGCTGGCGCTCCTGCTCGGCCTTCGGGATGGCGTCGCTCTCGACGAGGACATGGCGCAACGCGGTCACGTCTTCGTCGGTGCCGTCGGCACCGGAGCGCACCGGGTTGATGCGGATGAACAGACCGTGGCGGGAGGTGAAGACGCGGGCGATGCCGCCGCGTGAGGCGGCACGCTCAAGCCAGGCGTCGCGGCTGAGGGTGTTGACGCCGCCGTGTTCGGGGATGGCGCGCTCGGATTCGGGGTGGAGCGTGCCGGGGGCGATGGAGAGCACGTCGGCAGGCTCGAAGGAGGCGCGGAGGAAGGTCTCGAACTGGGTGGCGTCGGGGATGGGTGTGGAAGGTGTGGCGATGGTGGACACGGAGGATGCGTGAGGGCGTGGAGACGCGGGGCCGGTGGAGCGGGAGAGATGGCCGCGTCCTTCGGTGGGTGGTGACGCGCGGTCGGCGTCGGTAAGTTTGTGGGCGAGGTCGTGCTCCGACCACGGGGGCGAGCAACGGGCGTTATACTCGGCGAAGAGAGGGGCGGCTTCGGCAACCGACAGGCCGAAGCCCTGCACAAGCGTGCAGGCTACGGCGAAGGTCTGGTCGTGGCCGTGCTGCCCCGAAATGGCGGGCGGCATCTTGGCGAGGTAACGCCGGGCGCGCTCGATGAGGTCGAGCGGCCCGGCGCAATCGGAGGGCGACGTGTAGCGCAGGGGCATCAGGCGTCCCTCCGTTGTTGGCCGAAGCGGTCATTCATCCAGGCACCGGCTTCGTCGAAGGTGACGAGGTCGGGGCGCGGGTGTCCGTTGCGGCGGAGACACGCGACTTGCTTGGGCGTGGCGAGGCCGAGGTTTCGACGCGCGAGGATGCGGTCGATGATCGCGGCGGCGTGGCCCTTGTCGCGGATGGCGGTCGGGTCGAGTCCGTTGCGCTCGATCAAGGCGAGCTGCTTGGGCGAAGCGGGCTGGCTGTGCCAGGGCATCGTCGGCTCGTATTCGGCGAGGTCGAGTTCGTGCAGGGACAAGGCGAACTCGACCGGATCGAGCTGGCGGGACGCGCGCTTGGCGTGCGCGGCCAGCTCGGCGGCGAGGGCTGCCTCGCGCTGGGCCTTGGCGTCGATCTCGTCGGCAAGGAGGTCGTGCTCCTCGTCGCCGGCCGCTGCGGCCTTGGCGATCATGGCGTCGGCGATCTCGGGGGTGGACGCGACAAGGTGCGCGGGACGGACGAGGGAGTGGCGTCCGGTCATCCAGAGGAAGTCGAGGACGAGGAGGTTTTCCTTGCCGGGGTGAAGCCGCGTGCCGCGTCCGATGATCTGCGCGTAGAGTGCGCGAACCTTGGTCGGGCGGAGACAGACGACACACGCGACGGAGGGCTCGTCGAAGCCCTCGGTGAGCAACATAGAATTGCTGAGGATCTGAAACTCACCGACGGCGAAGCGGGCGAGAATGTCGGCGCGGTCTTCGCTCTGGCCGTCGATGTGGGCGGCGGACAGGCCCGCCTCTTCGCAGAGTTCCACGAAGCGGCGGGATGTGCGGATGAGCGGGAGGAAGACGATGGTCTTGCGGGTGCCGATGGCGGCACGCATGGCCGACACGATCTCGCGGAGGGCAGGCTCGATGGCGTCGCCGAGGTCGGCGTCGCTGTAGTCACCGGCGAGTGTGCGGACGCTCGCGAGGTCGATCTCGACCGGCATCGTTCGGACGGCGATGCGGGCAAGATAACCCTGTTCGATGAGTTCGTGGAGACTGACCTCGAACGCGATGTCCTCGAAGTAAGCGCCGAGACTCTTCTTGTCGCCGCGGTCGGGGGTCGCGGTGACGCCGAGGATTTTGGCGTGGCCGTCGAAGTAGCCGAGCACGCGCTGGTAGCTTTCTGCAAGCGCGTGATGGGCTTCGTCAACGACGACGAGGTTGAAGTGATCGCGCGGCCAACGGTGCAGGCGTTTTTCACGCATCAGCGTTTGGACGGAGGCGACGACGACGGGCGCGGTGAGGCTGGCGTAGTCGTCTCCGCACTCGGTCTCGGCGACGATACCGGTGGCGCGGGTCAGCTTGTCGGCAGCCTGGGTGAGTAGCTCCTCGCGGTGCGCGAGGATGAGCGTGCGACCGGGTTGGAACCGCTCGGCCGTGTGCGAGAAAATCACGGTTTTTCCGGCGGCGGTCGGGAGGACGGCGAGGAGCTTGCCGCGCTCACGGAACTTCGTGAGCACGGACTCGACGCACGCCGATTGATAGGGACGGAGGTTAAAACGGCTCAATGGCGGAGTCCTCCTTTTTGGTGGTGGGTGCGGTCGGAGCGGAGGCACGCGGCGCGGGAGCGGGCGCGTTGCCGGAACCGGCGAGCGGGGCGAGCCAGGCCTCGACCTTGTTGTTGGCGCGACCGTTGAACTCCTCGACCTTGAGGCGGGCGCGGAGCGTGCGGCCGATGAGGTCTTCGGCGGCTAGTTCGACCGGTTCGCCTTGGACGACCTCGTGACCGAGGGCGCGGCGGAAGGCGTCGATTTTCCAGGCGGAGGACGCGGAGGCGACGAGGTAGTCGAAGACCTTGGCGGTCGCGCCGTCGGGAGCTTCGGCGTCGAGCGTGAGCTTGATCATGTCCGCGCCCGTGGAGCGCGAGACAGTTTCGGAGGCCTCGACGATGGTGACGGAGTAGTCACCGGCGGGGAGGTGGTAGGATTTCGGGGCTTCGTTGGAAGAAGTGTATTTCATGGCGATTAGAGGGAGGGTTGGGAGACGGAGGGATGAGCGATGAGGCCGAGCGCGACGGCGCAGCGGCGGGTGAGACGGAGGTCGTTGGCGAGGTAGTCGAGGGCACCGGCCGGATCGGTGGCCCAGAGCGAGGCGAAGTCGGCGCCGCTGCCGTTCTTGCGGCCGACGCCGAGGAACTGGGCGAGGCGGTCGAGCGAGACGGAGTCCTCGCGGTTGCCGCAGCGCCAGCAGTCGAGCACGTCGCGACACTGCGACGGGAGCCAACGACCGGAAACGAGATCGGCCGGGACAGGCACGCGGAGGTGCCAGGAACGGCGAATGAGGAATGGCAGGTCGAAGCGGTTGGAGCTGAAACCGATGAGTTCGGCGTTCAGGTAGCCGGTGGGTGCGACCAAGCGCCAGAAGGCGGCGAGGTCGGCGGCTTCGTCGCCGGTGGCGAAGAAGCCGATTTCACCGGTGTCCTCGTTGGCGTAACCGATGGCGAGCACGCGACCGGTGAGCGCGGAGAGCGCGGCGGACTGGAACCACTCGGCCTCCTTTTCGGCGACGTAGGCGCGGATTTTCTCGGGGTCTTTCCAGTTGGACGGAGCCTCGAAGGTGGGCACGCACTCGGCGAGTTCGGCTCGGGAGCGCGGGCCGGTTTCGATGTCGAAGATGTAGGTGCTCATCGGGCACCTCCTTTGCCGGCTTTGGCGGCCGTCGAGGTGGAAGCCTCGGCGATCTTGTTCATCTGGTCTTGGAGCTTGGAGATGAGCTTGGCGGCCTGCTCGGCGGTGAGTTCATTCCAGTGGAGGTCGATGCTGTCGCAGCCGACCCACGCGAAGGCCTTGGCGCGGTCTTCGGGCGTCTTCTTGAGGGTCGTCCAGTAAAGATCGAGTTTGGCGGCCTGCTCCTGGGTGATGAGGAGAACGGGGCCGGGACGCGGCGCGGGAGCCGGAGCACTCGCGGCGGGCGCGGGAGCGGGGGCAGATGGGGCCGGAGTGGTCGGCGGCGGCGTGGGTGGAGCGCCTACGCGGGCGAAGATCGGGGCGAGGGACGCGGCGACGCAGGGGAGTTTTTCGTCGAGGTTGTAGCGATTTTTGGCATCCCAAGCGGCGGTGTGCGTTGTGTGGATCACGCGCTCGCGGCCACCGACGGCGCGTTGCTTGCCGTCTTTCTCGGTCACCTTCGTGACGAAGTTCACGAAGAGAAGGGCATCGACCCACTCTTTGACGAGGGCGGCGACCTGCTTGGCGAGCTTCAGCTCGAAGCGGTCGTAAGCGCCGGCCGCGTCGGGGGCCTCGAACTTGCGGATGGTGCTGTGACCGACGAGGACGACATGGACGCCGCGGTCGCGGAGCTTTTCGAGCAGGGCGAGGAAGCGGGCGAACTCCTCGGCGAGATAGACGAGGCCCTTGCCGTAGCCGAAATCCTCAAGGCCGTCCTTGTTGGCTTTGCGGCAGACTTCCTCGATTAGGAGTTTTTCCGCCCAGTCGATGGAGTCGATGACGAGGGTCTTGTGACCGTGCTCGGCAGTGAGCAGGTGGTTGATGGCCGCGATCAACTCGGCCCAGTTACGGGGACGAGGGAAGCGGGCGACGTCGAGGTGGGCGGTGCCGCCCTCGGTGTCGATGAACACCGGTTCGGGAAAACCGGCGGTGATGGTGGTCTTGCCGACGCCCTCGGGCCCGTAGAGGGCGAGGCGCGTTGCGCTCTGGATGAGACCGCGCGTGATCGAGATCGGCGCGGTGGATTTAGGAACGGATGACATAGGAGTCCTTGATGTGGTCAGGGACTCCGGCGACGTGGCTGGCCGGGGCTCGTCGCGAGCTGGTCAGGATTGCCGGAGGTTTCCCTTCGGCTCCTTTGCGGTAACGTCCGGCGTTACCTCGGTAACGCGGGGGCGTTACCGTAAATCAAGTTTCCCAATCCACCGATTCATCAGGGAAATACGCGACCTGATGACCGAGGTTAAGGCGAGGGGGCGCGAAGTGCTTCCGCATCGGAGGCGGACATTGCGCGAGGGCTCGGTTGATCGCGTTGGCAACGGCAACGCGCTTGGCGGTGGCCGCCTTGCCAACCGGGCGCGAGTTGCCGCCGTGCTTTTTTAAGTAGCGTTCGATCTGGTCGAACTCCTCGCGCAGGCGCTCGCGGGCGCGGCTTTTGGCTTGGGGTAGCTCGGTTTTAATCTGGCTGCGTCTCGCGCGGAGGGCGGCAAAGGCGGCGGCATCGGGCGCGCTGTCGTCCGGAGCGGAGGCAATGGCATGGACGGCGCCTCGCTCGCCTACCTGGTCGGGATGCGGATTGGCCTCGGCGATGAGCGTCTCGACCGCGACGGGGTCGCGGGGATGGGTGAGGAGATAGTGAAGGTAGCGCAGGCCGATGAGTGTCGGAGAGACGGCCACGGGCCGACCGGCCCAGACGATTTGCCAGCCCGCGCCGTCGGGACGAAAGACGTGAGAGGCGTCGGGCTCGGGGGCAGGCGTGAGTGCGGTTTGTAGCTCGGGCGGCGTCCATGTGGCGCGGCCGTGGGTGTCGATTAGGACGTGATGCTGAAAACGGAGGTCGCGGTCGAACTCCTCCTGCAATGAGACGTCGAGCGAGACATTGCCGAAGGTGAGGACGATAACGGCGCGTGATGGGTGGAGGTGGTGCAGACGGCGGCAGCGGGCAACAAAGGCCTCGGGATCGGTGACGGGTGCAGCGAGATAGAAACTGGGCCGCCCCGGCAAAGTCGCATGGTCGCCGAGGCGGAGAAGCCCGTCGTCGAAGCGCTCGCTCACTCCGCCAGTCGTGCCAAGGGCCGAGCGCAAGCGGCGAGCGAGAACGGGCAGGTCGATTCGGAAGCGCGCGATGGCCTCGGGGCTCAAAGGGTGCTCGTCCGGCTCCTCGTCGTGGTTGGCGATGCCGAGCGGGGCGGATCGAACCCAGCGCACCTGAAGCGGGACGTGGACGCCGGGAAGATGTCCGGCGGGGAGATCGGTGGCATCCGGCGCGGGCTGAAGGAGACCGGAGGCGAGAAGCGCCTTAAACTCGGCGGGATAAGCGACGCAGTCGCGGTGCCAGAGCAGGGGCGCGGCCTGGGCGTGGAGTTTTTGGAAAATGAGGTCGAGCAGGGTCACGCGCGGAGCAGGCCGATGTGGCGCAGGACGGCGAAGACATGCGCGGAGTGCATCGAGCGCGGGAAGGAGACTTTGTTGGGCGCGGTCAGCTCGACGAGGATGGCGCGTGTCTTGTGCGGGACGCGGATCGCGAGATGTGCAGCGCGGACGCGCGTGCAGCGGTCATCGAGATGAACAGCGACCGGCTCCTCCGGCGTGGCGGGCGGCTCTGCGGCCGGCGCGGGTGCAGGGCGAAGCGGGAGCTGGAGGTTTTCGCGGATGCGATTGAGGTCGAGGGAGCGAAAGACGTCCTGGGAACGAATCTCGAAGGTGGGTTGTTCCACCTGATCGAGGACGATCTGAAGGTAACGAAGTTTTATCGTGTCGTCGGGAAAGGTGAAGTCGGGCGTGAGAAGAAGATCGAGGTCGAGGAGACGGGTGCTTTGCGGCGTTTCGTAGAATGTTTCGTCACCGAGCGCGACGCGGGCGAAGGCCTGGCGGATTGGGGCCTGTTCCGGACGATTGCCGACTTCGATTTCTAGGTGGCCTGTGGTGGTGTCGTAGGAAATGAAATCCTGTTGGGCGGGACGGTGGAGCAGTCCGGCGATCTGCAGGTCGTCGCGGATGACGAGTGGGGCGCGCGCGGCCTTCTCGTGGTAGAAAATGAAATTGGCGATGTGATCCTCGACGAAAGAGCGGACGACAACTTTGGGCGTGCGCTTGAGGCGACGAAGCTCGGTCTGGAAAATTTCTGCGATGCGAACCGGATCGGCCAGAGCTACGGCGCGAGGGCCGGTGTAGAAAGCGAAGTTGTCGGTCTTGGCCATTCCCAGGCGGTCGTAGGCCGCCATGAAGACCTCTGGCCAACGCGTGAGCACGATAAGGCTCAGATGCTCGGGGGCGAGATCGTGAGCGGGTGCGCCGGTGATTCGATAAGTTTGCAGCGACTTGCGCAGGAAGAAGGCACCTTGAAGGTCGCCGAGGTCGTAGGCGTCGAAAAGCAGGCGGTGGATTTGCTCGACCTGCTCGCGAGTGAAGGGCTCGGCGACGACGGCGGGGGCGTCGGGGGCGGTGGGATCGGCCGGGGCCGGGGTAGGTGTGACAGGATCGGTAGCGGTCGCGGGCGCCGGTCGGTTGGTAGCCGGAAGGTAGCGCTCGATAAAGGCGATCACATCACCTATTCGGATTTCGTCGGCGGTGGCGAAGGGTGAGGTCGGAAGGTAGGCGGCGAAGAACTCGCGGACAAGGGGCTCCCCGCCTTGGTGGAATTTATTTAGAAACCTTGGAGCGTTGAACTTACGGTAGTTGATCGGAGGGCGGGTGCGCATGGTTGGAGACGAAAAAACCGCGCCCAGAAGCGGGCGCGGTTGGCGGCGGCTTGATGCAATAAGACTGTGAATTTACGCCAGATCGGCAAGCCCTACAGGGCATGAAAACGATTCATATCGGTCACGTGTGACCGGAGACGTGCGGCCCAGCCAAATCACCCGCGCGCGGGGATTTTGAGTTTCGTGCGGATGTGGTGGGAGACCTCGGCAGGATCGTAATAAACGAAGTGGCCGACGCGGTGATGGGGAATGCGACGCAGTTTTGTCCACTGGCGAAGGGTGCGAATCGACGGCTCGTTATTGGCCGGAAAGATACCTGACGACCGCAGGCCGAAAACATCGGTCAATGTAGGCGCAACAACGGGAGACGAGGCGACGGAACTGGAAGGAAGTGGAGTGTTCATGCCGGGGCCGTGATGTCTACTCGGGTAGCGGCGGGGAGCACTGCGCGCACACGAAAAGCCCGCACCGGCGAGGGTGCGGGCTGGTGGGGATCCGCTTACGCGGCGAGTGGAGCCGCTGGCGGCGATTCGAGCGCAGGCGCGGGGGTGCCCGTGGGCAGCAATGCCGCCGGGGCGTGCTTCGGCATGATGTCGAAGAATGCCGCGCCCTCTTCCGTGCTCTTCAAATCGAGGTAGTGACGACGAATGATCGACTCGGAGTTGCCCGCTTGGATCGAGGCCTCGCCAATGGAGCGGAACTTGGCGACGAACATCGAAATGTAAGTGTGGCGGAGCACGTCGTGGGAAAGGTTGAAGCGGTCGCGGAACTTCTCGCGGCGCTTCTTGAAGTTGCCGACCACGATGGGGAATTTCGTGAGTGGGTAGGCACGCAGCCAAGCGGCAAGGTTGGGCTGAATAGTGATGCGGCGCGGCTCGCGAACTTTGGAGACGTCGGCGGAAATCGAGATAACCCCGGTGTCAATGTTCACGTCCTCGGGCTTGATCTTCGTGATCTCGCCGTCCGGCACACCGGGGCGGATGCCGGCGAACAAGCACAAGGCGAAGTAAGGAATCCAACGCCCGCCCTCGTAGGTCTCGAAGTGTTCCATCATCTCGGCGGCCTGGGCCGTGGAGAAGGTGACGGCCGACCCGCGCTTACGGCGGATGCGGTAGTGAGGCACCTTCGGCATGGGGTTCTCGGCGATCCATCCGCGATGAAATGCGAATTTGAAGAACGTCGAGACGATGCCGCGCCGGTTGTTGTAGGTCTTCATGCCGGGGCGGCCTTTCTCCAAGAACGCGACGATGGCGGGCAATGTCAGCTCGGCCACGGAGCGCTTGGGAAAGTGCTCGTCGAGGCGCTTCAAGTCCCAGCCGATGCGGGCGAGCTGAGGGGCGGAGAGCTGGCCTTGCTCGTGCTCGTGGGACTTTGAACGCTTGTAGTCTGTGATGGCGTCGGAGAGCGACTTTTGGCTCTCGGGCTCGCGATAGTTGGCGAGGGCAAAGTCGAGGTAGAACGAGAGCGGGCGCGGCTTGTCGGCGAGGCGGCGGAACGCGGCCTCGGCCTCGCGGGCCTGCTCGTCGGTGAGCGTGGTGGCGAGAGAGCGAAGGCCGGAGGTGGCTTGCAGCGCCTTGATTTCCAAGGTGGCTGCTTCGGCGGCTGCTTCTTCTCGGGACTTGAAGTTCTTTCGGATGCGGAGGCCGTGAAGCCAGCCGGCGACTCGCCAAGAGGTGACGCCGTTACGATTATCGTAGCGGCTGACGTCGAATGCAGTATCGGGCATGTGAAGGTTGCCACGTCAACTGGCAACCTAGCTCCGGTGAAATTGGAACTCCTTGCTATCAAGGAGTTAAATTGGCGTCCCCACGGGGATTCGAACCCCGGTTCTCTCCGTGAAAGGGAGGCGTCCTGACCGGGCTAGACGATGGGGACGAACCGACCGAAGTAGGAACAAAAAATTTTCCATGGTCGCAAGCAAGGTTATTCTGCGGACCAGCAGCATAAGCCCAAAAGGTTAGTATATGCGCTGTGGTTTTGGGGACTTCTCGGTCTTGGTGACTTCACCTGCATATTCAGGAGACAGGTGATGGGTTTGGCCCCATCTCATTTACCTAATGACTGAGGGTCCGCTTTAGGCTTTTAAAAACCAATTTACAACGACAGCATTGAGGTATGTTACTCACGTCCCAAGGAATTAGAGACGGCATTATGGGAGCGGATACATTAATATCTTTAACAACACTTTCACATTTGTTTAGCTGAACTTCAATTCTGCATGGATAGCTATCCTTCCCACACCACTCCTGCTTTTGTCGCGTCGCCGCCGGCGATTGCGCAACTTCCCGTGCGGCTGCATGATTTGCTGCGTCGCGAAGTCTGTTTAGAAATCACGCGGGCGCAGATTGAGAACGCCTTGGCGCAAGTCCGAGTTGAGTCGGAGGTCCTGCGCAAAACCCGACCTCCGTTTTTGTTTTTACACGCAAAAAATACGCGAACCGAGTTTGAGGAACGCTCGGCGGGAGCTATCGACTCGGAGGCTGCCTTGGCTCGTGGACTACAACAGCTGATCGCAGCACAACCCAGGGTTCACGCCTGGGTGGAGGATGACTTGGAGACGTTTTTGCGCGATAGCCAGCCGCCCTACCTGCTTGGTTTGGCCATGCACAGGTTTCCCGACGATTGGCAGAGAATGATTGTTCGGTTTGATCAGCGAGTGGCTGGTTTCCGGGCAGCGCTGGGCACCGTTCTCTCTTCGCTGGGAGTGGTTCCCGGGGGGATGGCTTTGGCGGCTAATGCAGGCGCCTTTGAGTGTCTTATGCCGGCGCGCCAGTGGGCGGCCTTGTTGGATTACGAATTCACGTTTTTCAATCGAATCGCGGATATGCAAAGACGCAACGGTGCGCTCGGGGCAGAAACGTTGAAACGGATGCCTGAAAGGCAATTTGGCCCCGTGGTCTCACAGTGGGCTCGTTTGGAGGGCGAGCCAGTGCGCAGGGCTTTGATGGATTTGCGTGCCAAGCTGGATTACACGGCGATGGAAGCGCGCGCCGTTTACGTTAGCGAAGCCTCCATGGTCGCCAATAGTGGCTCGGGCGCTGAGAGTTACGTGTATCCCTTCTGGGAAGCGCTCCGCCAGTTGATGCGGTTGGAGCTCGATCTTGAGTCTATCGACGAAATCGTTGCCGAAACCGAGCAAATGGTGGCCGCGGCAGATTGACCGTTTCAGATTGGCTTAGGCTGGTAGTGGAGCTTTGCCGATACGCCAGACAACTGGGGTTGCCAGTGGAAAACCAGTCAATAATGACGGTGATAGACCGCGCCATTTTCGTCGGTAAATAATAGGTTGCCGCTTTTGATACCACTGAAGATCAGGTTCCGCTCCACGGTCTCTCCGACTTTGATCACTCGGCCCTGCATGATTATCCGCGGCACGGATCCAGGCATTACCGCACTTATCATAAATGATTTAATCAAAGCTTCTATTTCTGGTTTTATTTCCGGGCGACTGGGTTGGGGTTCTTCTGAAGCTGGCGACGTTGATGATTCTGATAAGATGGGATATTGTTGCTTAACTCGCGGTTGCCTAACTTGGCTCTCGTTTGTGTTAAGCTTGTTAGAGGACCAAATGAAGGCAATCGTGATCAGCATGACCACAGTCATTAGGATCACCCAAGTGCGTTGAGTGTTCCTATACTTGGGCATCACTACAGCTTTGGGCACACGCCCTTGCGTCATAAAGGGTGCGGACGTGAGACCGGTGCGTTCCCTGGCCTTGGATAGTGCGTTGGCGATTTGGCTGCTCATGGCTTAAAAATTATAAAAAACAAAACATGTATATTTCCGCAAGATATCAGCGTTATTGATGTTTTACTATATTTTCACAGCTCTTGTGTGTCAAAAGGCAATGTGCTGTTTGGGTATACGTATTATTACGCAGGCCTTGTGATAATAAAATAGAGTTGGGTTTTACTCGGCGGGATTACGAGGGGTGGGGCTCGTGTTTTCAGCGGTGCTATTGACCAATGGTAAAGGGGGTGGCCAACTTTGATGTTATGGGACGAAGCGTGGTGCTGAAGGGCGTAGTGCGTTGTGAACGATGTGAGCTGCCACGGCGCTGGTGTATATGTGCGGTCCAGTCCGCCGGACCTTGTCCTGTGGATATAGATATTTTGCAGCATCATTTGGAGTCTTACAGGCCTACAAGCACCGGTAATTTGATTACGCGGGTGGTGGATGGCGCCCGCATTCACCTTTATCGGAGGGAGCGACCGTTGGTGAAGGAGGAGATAATGCGGTCCGGTGCGGAGCTGTGGATACTCCATCCGCATGGCGAGATGCTGCCTGAGGCTGCGGTGGGAAAGGGAGTCCGCCTGCAAGTGCTGCTGTTGGATGCGAGCTGGGCCCAGGCAGGCGGGATGTTGGCCGCGGTGGAGGGCTGGGGCCGTCGCGTGCGACTGCCTATGGCAGGGACGAGCCGTTATCAACTCCGCGCGCAAAATGGCGAAGGCAGGTTTTCCACATTCGAGGCCATGTTGTTTTTGTTGGATGCGCTAGGTCATGCGGAGCCGGCTGCAAGACTGCGCCTTCAGTTCGAGGTGCACGTCTATGCGGGTCTGTGCGCCCGTGGGCGCAAAGCGGAGGCTGCGGCCTATCTAGCCGATTCGCCTGTGGCTACCGCGTTTCCGGAGTTATTGGCGGAGTATGCCAGGCGCAGGCCCAACCTTGAAGCGGCGGCTGTCAGAGACGCTGAGACCGGGGATGCCGGAGCTGCGTAG